CGCATGGACGACGGCCGCTACTGGTCGTTCAAGCCGGAAGATTTGGTGGTGGCACCGTCGCCGTGGGGCGCACCAGCCAACGACCACGCCACGCCCTGCATCGTCGCCCGCGTCGATAACGGCCAGCCTCGTCCTTCGTCTTGGCCCCACGTCCATCCCTCTGCCGCCAGCGCTACCAAGGAAGCAGAGCGGCTGGCATCGGTAAATCCAGGCAAGCAGTTCGACGTCTATCAGCGCGTCACGGGGCGGGTTGGTGACGTGCAGGTGAGGGAGGTGGCGTGATGTGGTTTAAGCCGAAGCCAATCTGCCTCAAGTACGGCGAGCCCATCCACCAGATGGTGGCCCGCGCGCTGTACTGCGACGCCATCGTTGTCCGAGGCGGTCTAATTCCGCGCGTGCATTACCACTTCATTGGCCCGCACGGCGTCGAATACAAGGGCTCAAATGGCAACTTGACCGATACATGGACGAAGATCGCGATCATTTGTGAGCGCGTTCAGTCCGATTTCAACGAACGAACAGCGGCAATGGACAAGGCGCGAGAATACGCCAGAGACAAAATTGCCGTGCCGCCACTGTTTGAATCTCTCACCGAGGGGAAGCCACCACAATGAACAACATCACCAACCTCAACGCACACCGCCACCTGCCGCTCGCCAGTGCGGCAGTCATTACCCTGCAGCAGGCACTCGCCTTTGGCGCCAGCGCAGCCAGCCTCCGCGCTGTAGCCGACTGGAACGACCGCAAGTCATACGAGGAGCGGCGCCGCAAGTCGCGTGCTCGACACAAGAGCCAGGCCGCTGCGCTGCGCGTGGTGGCGGAGCAGATGGAAGGTTGGCAGGTAAGGGAGGCAGCGTGATGGGATACCGCATCGACTGGAAATCTGTCTCGCAGTGGGTTGGCACCGAAAAGACTGAACTTGAGGGCGAAGAAATTTACGTAACGCGCGAAGAGGCGGAACAGGCTGTGCGCGACATGCAGATGGACTCGTCTCTCATGGGTGAGGTTCACGAAACTGCGGTTCAGGGGCAGGGCGTCGAAGGATGGCTCGCAATCGTATCTGTAGGAGCAGCCTAATGCACATCTGGCCCCAGATCACGATGCTTGCGCTCATCACGCTTGGCGTCGGTCACACCATCGCAAAGTTCGGCGAACGCAAAACGGACACTTACGGCTGGGCGGAGCTAGTTATCGCCCCGGCCATTACTTTGACGCTGCTTTATTGCGGCGGGTTCTTTGCTCCATTGGGGATTTAACATGTCCTTATTCTCAATCCGCAATTCCAGCGCACGTTCGCACGCACCCTCGCAACTTCCGTCCGCTGGCGGCTATCTCGCGCTCTTCTTGGCAATTATCACGCTACTGCTCGGTAGTGCAGCAGCCTGGATTACGCACGTTATCGTCTGCATCAAGGCCAGCGCGTGGGTGTTGCTCGCGTTCGGATGCATCGTTGCGCCGGTTGGCGTGATTCATGGAATCGGTGTTTGGCTGGGAGTGTTTTGATGGACGGAATCTTGGCCGTTATCTTAGCGCTACTCGTCGGCTTCTTTCTTGGGGCAAGCGTTATGTCCGATAATTGGAAGGATGCGGCGAAGCGCGGGACATTCGAAATTGGCCACGTTGTTTATGTAGCCAAGCCGCTGCGCTCAACTGCGCCCGGCACAGTGTGCGCGTTGGACGTCCCTAGTATTCCGAAGTGCCTGGATGGTACAGCCAAATGACCCCAGCCGACGCAGCATACATATTCATCGCAGCAGCCCTCGCAGTCGCGGCAGCCATGCTGCTGGTGCGCGTTGACTAACGACACGACCGGCCTTCTGCCGGGTGTCTGGTTAAATTTTATACGGATACAGTAATGGCTATTTCATTAGGTTCGCTTAAGTCGACGAAGAAACAGGCGCAGGAGCGTCCCCCCATCCTGACGATCTACGGCGTAGACGGCGTTGGCAAGACTACGCTGGCTTCGGAATTCCCTTCGCCTGTTTACATCAGCACGGCAGGCGAGCGGGCTCCGTCAGACATCGACCTTCCTACGCCAGGTGTAGTAACGACGATTGACGATTTGTGGGACATCGTTGGCGAGTTGCTTGCTGGCGAGCACGAATTCAAGACTGTCATCATCGACAGCCTCGATGGACTCGAGCCGCTGATCTGGAAACGGACTTGCGCCCGTATTGGGGCAACGTCGATTGACGACAGTAGCGCTGGATCTGTGGCTGCGTATGGTCGCGGATACCGTGAGGCCGACGTGGAGTGGAATGAACTAATTGACGCACTCAACGACTTGGTTGAGGCCGGCATGACGGTGGTTCTGCTTGCTCACCCCGGCATCGTGACGTTCAACTCGCCAATTTCAGATCCTTATTCTCGATACGAAATTAAACTTCACAAGCGCGGGGCCGCCCTCATCCGCGAGAAGTCGGACGTCGTGGCCTTCGTTAATTATCGGGTGACGCTGGTGAAGGCTGACCCGAAGAATCCGAAGTCTCACACCCACGGCGAAGGCAAGGAACGCATCATCCACCTTTCCGAGAACGCTGGCTTCGTTGCTAAGTCGCGTTTTCCAACGCCGGACTCCATCAAGTACGTCAAAGGCAAGGGCTATTCTGAACTAGCCAAGTACTTCCCGCATGTGAGTGGGGAGGCGGCGTGATGGAGTTTGGCTTCTGGCTATCAATCATATCGCTGGCGGTGTCTTCGTTCTCTCTGGGCTTTGCCTTGCGTGGTTTGTTGGAAGGGTGAGCAATGAAAGATCACCATGGACATTTCTGGGTTTGTTTTTGGCTTTTCATGATTTGGCTAGCCATGCCGTCGTTCTCACAAGTTGAGAACATAAACCAGTCACTCGAGAAGATCGCAACGAGCATTAGCCAAACCAACACTGCACGCTAGTGCGGTCATTAAAGCACGATCGGCCCTTTAGCCGAGTGCTACGCGGTACAGCCGCAACCCGGACCACGGGAATCATATGGCACAACTTGGGACTAAATTTAACGCGCAAGAGCATGATACCGAGCAGCGTGATTACGAGAACCTGCCGGAAGGAATCTACAAGCTTGAGGTTACCGAGGCCGATGTTGCTGCTACCAAAAAGGGTGACGGCACGCTTCTGAAACTGCGCTACGGCGTGATTGAGCCGGAAGAGTATAAGGGCCGACTTATCTTCGGAAACATCACGCTCGAAAACCCGAACGCTCAGGCCCAGGAGATCGGCCAGAAGCAGCTCGCGAGCCTGTGCCGTGCGATCGGCCTGTCCGAGATCGAGGACAGCGACGAGCTGAAATTCCAGAGCTTCACCGCGAAGGTTGGCTTGTCGAAGCGACGTGAAGTGGCCGGGACGACTTATGAGCCTCGCAACGAGGTGAAGCGGTACTACTTCCCCGACGCAGACGACATGCCTGAAATCGGCGTGATCGCTGCTGCACCTAAACCCGCCAACGATAACCGTCCTGCAAGCGGCGACGCCCGCACGACGCAGAACGGTGGCGCGGCGGCAACTACTGCGGCGGGTGGCAAGAGCCGGCCTTGGGGTCGCAAGTAACGCAGCAACACATTACTGGTGCGCACCGCGCACCAGTAGTCCAACAAAGTCAAAGGGAAACACAATGATCAACGCAATTCCCGTTATCGGCTGGGCGCTATCGCTGTTCTTCGCGGCCAGCCTTGCCGTACCGTTCTGGTTTATCTGGACCGTATGTGGCATCGGCGCGACCTACGCGTATTGGCTGCCGGCCGTGTATCTCGCGCCAGGCTTCTGGATCTGCGTCGGCCTGTTCATCGTGGCGTCAATCATCAAGCGAGTGTTCGTACCGACGATTGTGAGCGTGTCGCAGAGCGCGGACAAATCCGCATGATGAACATCTACCACGTCTACATCATGCGCGACGACCTTGAGAAGTGGATTGCGTTGGCGCTCTACAGCACCGAGCAGGCCGAACTTCTCGGGCAGGCGTTTCCCGACATCACGCGGATTGAGACGTGGAACGGCGACGTTGTTTACAAATCGAAGCACAAACGGACGGTGCATTGAGATGAGCGAGTGGCAAACGATGGAAAGTGCGCCACGTGATGGCCGAGTAATCGACTTGACGTGGATGGAGGGCGGTAAGCCGCAAGAGGTTTGGCCAATGCAATGGGGACACATTCAGCGCAATGGGTTGTTCGCGCCTGGTGTGACCGGAATGTGGGTGGCGCCGGACGGGTCAATCACATGGACCGAGCATGACCCGTATGGAGCGCCGACCCACTGGCGAGAGACACAGAACTACCGTCCTGAACATGCGGTGCATTGATGACACCCGCCACCCAGCACGACTACAGCCTGCACCCCGCCAACTGGACGTGGGCGATGCATGAGGAAGCAACGCCGGAACAGATGGCCGTCTACAACAAGTGGTGGTGGGCATCTGTGACCGGAACGAACCTTGAGAAGTGGATGGCGGACGAGAAAATCGACGCTGACATCTACGAGCGCGACAAGGAGTGGGTGCATTGAGCAAAAAACACCGAGATTGGGCTGACGAAGAAGCCGTCATTCTGTTGGGTGAGAAGGCCGGCCTACAAATTGCTCGCGTCGCTCATGCTCTGCGTGAGGCGAGACAAGAAGGTTTCGATGCGGGTTACAGCGAAGGTTTCGACATCGGCCGCGAAGACGACCGCTACGACAGAATGTAAATGCCAACACCGCCGCACGTTAGTGCAGCCTTTACACGGGTGAACCCATGACCCTCTCTATTCAACGCGCCGATCTGGCGCGAATCCTTTCGCTCGCCACCAAAGCAACCGAGAGCCGCAATACCATTCCGATTTTGGCCAATGTGCTGCTGATTGCGGACGGCAGCAATCTGCAGGTTATCGGCACCGACCTCGATATTGAATACAGCGCAAGTGCGCCATGCTCTGGCGAGCAGGGCAGCACCACGGTCGACGCGCGCCGGTTGGCCGACATCGCCAAGCGGTTGTCTGGCGATACGGTAACGCTAGAATTGAAGAACGGCGCGCTGGTGGTCAAATCCGGCCGTTCGCGCTTTAGCCTGCCTACCTTGGCGGTTGAAGACTTCCCGCGCCTCGATAGTGGCGTGTTCGATGCCGAGTTTAAGATTGATTTGGCCTCACTGGTCGCGCCGGTTAAGTTTGCAATGTCGTCGGAGCCGGCTCGGTATTACCTCAACGGCGTTTACTTGCACGAAGCAGAAGGCCAGTTGCGCGCGGTCGCCACTGACGGACACCGCTTGTCGCACAACAGCGTGGCGCACCCGATGCCAACCGCGCCCGGCGTCATTATTCCCAGCAAAACTGTTGGTCTTATCCCGGCTGGCGTTATCGACGTTGGGCTGTCGAAAAACAAGGTGCGCCTCGCCACTGCCGACACCATCATTGTGTCGAAGCTGATCGATGGCACGTTCCCAGATTACGTTCGGGTCATTCCCCATGGCAATGACAAGCAACTGACCGTTAGCCGCAAGGAGTTAGCGAGTGCAGTTAGCCGCGTGGCGTCCATTGCGTCAGAACGCAGCCGAGCGGCTAAGTTCTCGTTGGCCGGCGACAACATCGCAATATCGATGACGTCGGACGAGGGCGCAGCCCGAGAGGACGTGCCTGCAACATACAGCGCCGAGCCGTTGGAGATTGGGTTCAACAGCGCATACGTGGGGGACGTGTTGGGCGCGCTGACTGGCGATGAAATCACAGTGTCGCTGGGTGACCCAGGTTCGCCTGCCTTGTTTCGTGGGGCCGGCGAAGGACAAATCGTTTTGATGCCGATGAGGGTATGACGCATGCCGTGGCCACCAGAAGATGGATACCCGTACATGCCCGCGAACGGCACTGAAGGAGAAATCTTTCAGGACGGATGGTGTGTGCATTGCGCGCGAGATGCGGCGTTCAGGAAATCATACGAGGAAACAAGCGGCAATCCAGACTGTGACGGATGCTCAATTCTTGGCGCGTCGCTGTGTGGTGAACAACCCAAAGAGTGGTTCTGGCGAAAGGGCGAGCCCCACTGTTCGGCATACACCGAAGACCCGAACTGTCCGGTGGGATGCCCGGAAACGTTGGAAATGTTCCGCTCGGATGATCGAGAAGTGATGGGGAGGGCGGCGTGAGCGAGACACCGAGCGCGAGACGGCGAAAAGGACGCGAAGCCTACTATCGCGGCGGAAACCCGAACGACCATAATCCGTATCAATTTAATTCTGGGGTTTGTAGCCAGAGGATTGATTGGCTTGAGGGTTGGCAAGAAGCCTCAGCCGCGGATGCAGAAAATATTAAGTTAGAAGCCGCGAGAGACGAATTGCGCGACTTGCCCATATCTCTCGCCATCGACGCTGCACAGACGGACGATGACGTGAAGGAAATCCTGCGGCGCATCGCAGAGCATGTTGGGATGGAATAATGTCCACCATCACAATCAACTGGCTATCCGACTCCTACGACGGCTGCGAGACTTGCGGTTCGTCGTGGGCAGAAGGTGCGCGTGTGTATGTAGACGGCAAGCTTGAGCTTGACCTTGAACCAACTGCGCATTGCCACTCGGGCACGCATTACGATCAGCAAGACGTTTACGATCGCTTGCTACGCCATCTCGGGCATACCGTGGAGCATGGGTAAGTGGCACCACTTCCGCAGGTAATTAGTCCAACGCTCAAAGCCGTGCGCCGTGCATTGGAGTCTGGTCACGACGATTGGGAGTCTGTCGGCGTGCCTGCCGGTGACATCGGAGTTGAGTGCGACAGGGCCATCTGGTTCTCGTTCCGCCGGGCGTCTCCGAAGGAGGAAATCAACTGGAAGACTCGGCGCATCTTTGAACGAGGCAATATCGAGGAGCCCCGCTTACTAGATCTGCTGCGGTCTATTGGTTGCACGGTATGGGGCGAGCAAGACCGCGTTCGGGCTGTCGGCGGACATCTCCGCGGAAAGATAGATGGGCGCGGGCTTGGAATTCTGGAGGCGCCGTCCAAAGAGCACGTCATTGAGTGCAAGTCTGCCAAGCAAGAGAAATTCGCGCCAGTTAAGAAGAATGGCGTGAAAATCGCTATGCCACTGCATTACGCCACCTTCCAGTTTTATATGCACGGGCTCGGTATCGATCGCGTTTTCTACATGATGTCGAATAAGAACGACGAGGATTTGCACTTTGAGCGCGTGCCTTACGATGCAGACTTCGCCATTCGAGCAGTCGCTAGGATTGAACGCATCGTGAATATGCCAAACCCACCTTCGCGGTTGTGTACTAAGCGTGACGACTTCCGCGGGATGTTCTGCCGGCAGCAAGAGGTTTGCTGGGGAGAGCGCAAGCCTCGAGCTCATTGCAGAACGTGTATCCATTCCACGCCACTGATGGACGGCAACGCTGGGTGGGACTGTTCGCGCTGGCAAAAGCCGTTGTCGCTTGAAGAGCAGGACGCTGGGTGCCCTGCGCATTTGTTTATCCCGCAAACGTTAGTTGGGTACGAGCAAGTGGACGCTGACGAAGAAGCTGAGACGATTACGTATCGGCGTGAGAGCGACGGTAAAACGTGGGTTGATGGCGCGGCGAACGACAACGACGGCGAGAAGGAGAATGCGGCGTGAATATTGAACCGTACCAGTCGACTGCTCTGCAGATTATGAAACTGGCGAATGAACAAGCAGACGCCACCAAACTAGCATTTGACGCGCTCATTGAGATTGACCGA